ACTGGCCTCACTAACGTCCTTACTCAATTCTTCATCCAAGATGTGTTTGCTTTTTCCACCTGTACCTTCGCCTGTTGCCATCCGTTAACCCTCTTTTCTACTAAATAGTTTTACAAAAGAAAAGGCCGAGTTTGTCTCGACCTCATTTTCTCATGGCTTTCTTGTTGGCCTCGTTTTCCTTTTCGTATTCCTTAATGGTTCGCTTTAGCCACCATTCTCGAAGTCCTATGGGAAGACTGTAGAGTTCAGCGATGGACCACCCGCCATAGTGCTTTAAGGTGAAGAAGCATTCATAGACTCCTTCCATGTATTCATCGGTCAGGCCAAAAAAAGTCCGTTCCTAATGGAACATTGATTACCTCCTCATGTCCACAGCTTTGACATTCGAAATTACTCTCCATCTTAACATCAGGAGAAATCAGCCTGAAGCATTCTCGAAGATAACGAGAATCAACTGCTGGCATTCCCACGGAGAACTTTTGAATCGTATCTTGATCTGTTCTTTGGTTATAGGAGACGACAAATCTCTTCATTTGATTGGTATAGATGTTCTCTAGAGGATCTTTCTTGTCTTTGGTTAATTCAATTTCATCTCGACCTGTTAGGGGTCGGATTCGAGCATGGACAGAAGACACGGGTAGTACAACATTAAATGTTCCATCTCCCAAATCTTCGATCTCTGCCTCTTCGAACAAGTCCCCATGGTATACTTGGTGATCCGACAACATGAAAACAAATGGGTTCGCCTCTCCACATTGTGGGCACTTAACTTTCGTTCTATAATCATCGCCATAAGCAGATGCTCTTGCATAGAGAACGATAGAGTTACGGTCTCCAACATAGAGATCTTTTGCGTTAATGGACTCATCCTTGATGACATTTTGAATTAAACGATCAATAGCCAAACCTTTCTTCAATAAAGACCGATTGGTTAAGATGTCTTCATCTTTCGCTGTCATGAATTTTATTTCGACCGTTTCCTTGCCATGCAAAGGATGTCCCTCAGGATACCTTCCTTTTGATGGTAGGTCGACTAGTTGCGTTGGTGCAATAAAGTCCAAAGGATTGGCCATAGGGGCATCCTCTGTCGGTTGAGGTCTATGCCCTTGCATAAGACGCTCTTCATTGTTTCTTCTCATTTTTACCTCGTTTTTTTATTTTTTGTCTATGTTTAGTTCTGACCTGCCAACATAAGTGGCATAGTCATAATCGATTGTTAGGGATAGGGTTACTGGATCGTCTGAACCGTATTCATAGTCGCCCCAATCAAACTTTGAAATTAATGGATTGTGAAGCTCCCATTTCTCCAATACGTCGCCACTCACAATGTCTATGTGTTCTAAAACCACAAACTGATTACTAAATGTCTCAGACATAAAGGATGCCTTCTCTGGAGTACTCATGAATGGGGTGAAGTCCTTAGACTGATCCGTTGTCCCTATTATAGAGGGAGGTTTATACCCTGATCTTCTCAACATAGACCAAAGAGCGGCAGTAGTTTGCCATCTCTCGTCTTTCTCTAGGTCCTCTACTTTTTCGTCTGGCTTATGCGTAAGGTAAACATCTACAAGAGTAACATCTATCGGATCCCACTTAACAAGACCTGGGTACTTGTAATAATGGTTTAATAGTCTATACTCTTGAATGTCAACGTTAGCCTTTGGTTTTGATGCACTTTTGACATTAGCGATGACCATGCCTCCGATTAAAAACCGGAAGCTTGATTTACTCTTCAGTTGTAGATTTGAATCTGTCCACCATGCCATCTAGTACCTCTTTTTATTGAAATTTTGGACCATCTTTTTCGTAATGCTTAACTCCACCGATTGTACATTCTGCCCAATCATATTTGAAGCCAACGCTAACTTCTACCAAATCATCCGAACCATATTCTAAAGATCCAAAATAGCACTTAGTTAGGATTGGATTCTTGAGAACCCACTCTTCAATCGTATCACCTCCAGCATCAATTTGCTGAATCTTTACTATGCCCAATGCATCAACCATTGAATTCTTAGAGATTGACTCCAACTTTGAATTCGCAGTATCAGGAACAACGTAGCCCGCATTTCTAGCAATTCTAGATAGCCATGCAACAGCATCTCTACCTCCTGCTGGATCCACAAGTGTCATTGCAACTTCTTCCCATTTAACTTTGCCGGGAAAGTTGAAAGTGTGGTTTAAGAAAGAGTGTTCTACTCCTTCGATAGTATACTTGGGCTTGTCTGTGGTCTTAGCCCACCAAACAAAAGCTGCATCGTTGTTGCCACCGAAATAAACCTTGAATCTATATTTTCTTTTAGGATCTCCAAAATCTGCACCTTGTGCTCCTAAATCTGTACTCCAAAAAGCCATGTTTTAATTCTCCTGTTTTACTTTAATTAGTGGATTAAACGAAATCCGCACCTGTCTTTGTTACTACAAAGTCAACAACAATGTATTCAATTGCTCGTGCTGGCTTGATGTAGATTTTAGCGTACATAATGTTTCTATCGATTAAGTCAGCAGTAGTAGTTGTCTTATCAAGAATCACCTTATAATCAGCTAATCCGTATCTTGTCTTCACATCAGAAAGAACCGGGTTGACTTTAGCGATAAATCTAGACCAAGTAACTTCCAAGTTTGGATCGAATAGTAAATTCTTTGAGATACGATTAACTTTAGACTTCAAATACAATAGCAATCGACGAACATTAATTCTATCAAGAGCAGATTGATCTGCTTGTAAAGTCTTTTGTCCGAAGATTACAACACCTTCAGCAGGGAAAGTTGCAATTGGGTTGATGTTAACATCATACAATTCATCTCTCTCTTTTGAATCAAGTCTTTGTCTTGCTTGGATTACCTTAGGTCCTCGAGAACCGCCCAAAAATCCTAATCCTCCGCGATTAAAGCCGGCAGGGGCAAACCACACGTCTGATTGTGCTTGAGAGCGTCCAAAGGCTCCTAAGGCACCTACAGAAGGTGGAACCCATACAAGCTTGTTGGAGTTCAAGTTATCTGAGATTTGGATCCATGGATAGAAAGCACAAGCATAAGAAGAGTTTATGTTTCTTTGCTTCAATGTACTTACAGCTTCAGATACTGAGCCAAGAGAGTTTTCTTCGGTGTCAGAAGCGTGTTCTCTTTCTGCCACGGGTTTGTAGTCTTTGTCGAGATCGATGATAGCAAGAACATCTTTTCTTCTTTCTGCTGTTTGAATCATTCTGTCTGTAATGTCAGCATGTCGAATGCCAGGCATCAACAACAAATTCGCTGGTACAACCTCTGAATCAGAGACAGAGTCTAGAGCCTTATTTAGAGAGTAGCGAACATAGCTATCGGTATCGGATGTGCCTGCTTCAATCAAATCGTGTCTTAGAGGTTCTTTTTGTGTGATGTCAAAACCATCAGAACCACCATGTAAAGGCATTAAGAATTGACGAACACCCAAATTCAATAACTCTCCGAAGGTACCGGAAACATCAGTGAAAGAAGTTCCACCACCAAGACCATCAACCCAAGAACCTTCATTGTAAGTTACTGAGTTAGAACCAGTCAACACTTCAATGTCATCTAGAGAGAAGGTAAACGCTCTCTCGAAATCAGTTGGAACGTTCCCTAGATCATAATCTGAACCAATGTTAGCTGTTGGTCGTCTTAAGTAATCACAATAGTCTGGATCATTTGTATTTGATGTCGTGGAAAGTTTTGGACGAATACCCCAGTATGCACGATAAGGATCTGGTGCTCCTCCATCTGTTCCGCTAATTCTCAAAGGAACTGTTGGAAAAGCGAAAGAAGCTGTGAAGTCAGTAGGGCCAGCGATGAAGTTGTTAACATCACCAACAGCAAGTGGCATATTTGCATTTCCTCTAACGAATGCTCCATCAAAATCGGTAGCCAAATCAGATAGTAGGGGTTTGTCTGAACCAGAAACAGTGGAGAAGCTTTGTGGTCTAACTGGACCTTGGAAGCCTGCTGGTAAATAACCTTGTGCTCCACCATCTCTAACGATAGGCTTAACTTCTATGTAGACGATGTCAGATTGATTTTGGAAATCGCCATACGTTCTGTATCTGCGTTTGTTCTCATCCCAAGATAGATACTGGTCACCAATTCTCTTGGCAACATAGTTTTCTGATGAAGGATTTAGATTACAACCTGAGTACTTCTCGATTGAAGCTCCGTTGAGGTTTTTGATAGCAACAGTGAAGGTTCCAAATGGATTTACTGTTGGATTGGCAGGGTCTTTGATGTCTTCAATTGCAATCATGTAGTTCTTTTGAATGTCCTCGCCTACATGGAGAGACTTAAAACGGAACAACAGTTCTTGGTTCTTTTCTCTTTGGGAGATAACCCAGCCAGAGAAAGCCTCA